AAAGCCACATTTTCCCATCAGCAATTACGGCCTGCGTGTTGAAGCTGTACGGCATTGCGGCCTGATCCGTCCCGGAGATGTCGCCCACCTCATGCGCCGCTCCTGAGCTTGAAAGGCTGATCAGCTTGCCGCCCGATACGCGATAAAGGCCGCCCCTTCTTTCGTTGTAAACTCCTCCCCTGTCTTTCCCTGATCCAGTGGCAAAAGATTTCAGGCCAGGATAGCAAAGCATGTACCCGTTGGCCTCGAGTATTTCCTTTTTGACCGAATACATGTTGATCGGCAGCGCGTCGCGGTAGTCGGTGTTTGGATCTACCTTGTCGCCTTTGATCAGGTTGACTTTCATATCTCGGCACTGTTCAGTTTAAAGTTGACGATTCTGGTGGCCACACGGGCCGCCGAAGAAGTGACAACAATTTTCACCTGCAGAAGGGCATCCGATGTCTCTCCGTCCGTGCCGTCTGCCTTGATCTGATAAATTACCTGCGTGTCAGTGTTGGAGTCGGAGACAACCGTCAGGCCGTCATTGGCCGTGATGGTATAAGAGCTGATCGTTTCCCCGAGAACAAGCCAGGCGGTAAAATCTTCTGCGAAATTGTCAATGTCGCCGATAAACATCTCATTGGTTGCGCATCCAAGCGGGGCTTCTGAAACGTGGCCATAGAAGTTTTCAATACCGCCGAATCTGTTTTTCGATCCAACCGGCTGCCGCGCCGGGTAAAGCGTGCGCTTCATTGGCGCCGTTCTGGCGGACAGAAAAGAAAAGGCCGCTTGTGACCTGGTGACAAGTGAGGCGGTGGGCTGCTTCCCGAAGTTGTCCAGCAGCCGGACGGCCAAGCATACCTGGTACCCGTGCCAGAATTTGCGCTGCATGTTGTGCGGCGTGTTCAGGTCTGGGGTTTCCTCGAAGGCATACCCGGTGCAGATGTTGTTCGCCTCGAACTCTGCCGCCATATCTTCGAGCTTGGCAAGGGCAAGGTCAAGGTCTTCTGGGGAAGGAATAACGGTCAACCCGGAAATGCGCAGCTCTGAAAATGCGCCGTTGATGATATCAACTTTCGTTGTCACCGGCCATCTCCTTCAGAAGGTTCTCGGTTTTTTTTGTCCACCACTGCTTGATCCCGGCCTCTTTCGCCCGCAGGCGTATTTCGTCTTCAGTTTCCATGTCTTCATGGCCGTGATCCGCCAGCGGATTGGGCGCTGAAAATGTGAACTCTGCCGGATTTTCATGTCCGGCAGCTGAAAGCGGGGGGGTAGAAAAAGGGAACTCAACCGGCGGGGCCGCGGGAATCCTTCCGGCGTTGATCGCTTCGTCCTTGGTGAGGAAATAATTGCCGGATGCGATACTGTGCTCGAATCCGAATTCATTCATTTTCACCGGCTGCCCGGTGCCTTTCTTGAAAAGGATTATTGCCATTATTTTTCTCCTGCAATAAATTTTGGGTAAATGCTCAGATGCCGAAATTCAAGCAATTCTTTCTTGTCGCGGGCGGCGAGGGTTTCGGAAACCATCCCGATAATGGTAGGGCCGAAGGTGAATTCACGCTCTATGTCTCCAACCCACCGCACGGTATTGGTTGCGGCATCGGTAACAAATTCAAGCTTCTGGGTCTCTTCTTCCGTAAACGAAAGCTCTTCTCGCGCTTCCCTGACCAATTTCAAGTTGAGAAAAGACCCTGATGTCGGGAGCAACTCCAAGACTGCCAGTCTTTCCGATACGTTCAATTTCATATTTCACCCGTTATTCCCCGGTAAAAAATGGCGGCAGGTCTCCGGGTTCGACTTTTCGGGCTATAGTCCCTATCCGCCAAGGTAATTATTAACCAGTGATCGCCTGGGCCGCGATCAAATAGTGCGCCGTGCCATCGAGATCAACCTTTATCGTTTTCCAGTTGGCAAAGGTGGCGTCTCCAACGGTGTTGGCGGAGACCATTCCGGATGCCGTGTCAATCTTCAGCAGGTTGGTGATTGCGTTCCCTGCGTACACATGGACAGCCGCGTCGAATGCAGTAGGGGTGCTCTCACCATTGTTGGTGATATTCAGGAAATAGCTTGCCCCTGCACTGATAGTCTTGTTCAGGTGGGAGTCAAGCCACATCGCGGAAAGTACTCCGACTTCGGTCCAAGTCCCACCGTTTTCTATCAGCATGTACCCAGCGGACGGGTAGACGGTGCCGTTTATTGTTCCGTTGTTGCAGAACTGGCCATAAACGCCTGAATCCCCGCCTCCGGTAAGCGTGAAGCCGGAGCCAACGCGGGCAACGCCCTGAACAGCGCGAAGCCCTCCCGCTGTCCGGTTGGCCGGGGTGTCTCCGCCGGGCTCGATTTCACAGGTGCAGTCAAGCCCAAAAGATTGAGCCGTCGCTCCCTGATAGTTGAATTTGAACTCGGCGCAGTATGTGTCTGTGGTCGCTGTGTGTTTGTGGATCTTCAGCGACCCATCGCGCACATAGATTGCCGGGTATCCCTGGGTTCCAGCGGTTACGGATATTGAAGTCGCGGTTCCGGTAAACGTCATGGTCCGAATCGACCCGACATCTAAATTTGCATCCAGAACCAGCGCCTTTGATGCAGCAGCAGTTCCGGCGGTCACGCTAAGCAAAGCCGCCACCGCTGTTGCGGTTATGTTGAGAGTGGTACATTTACCCATTTTGTCACCTATCTTAGGTGGTTACGGGCGGAGAAGTCAAGCCCTTGTAGGCCAGCAAAATCCACCCGATGGTATCGTCAACGTAAAGCAGGACGGCTTGGTCGCCGGCGTCAGCAAAGACAATGGTCGTAAAGCCTGTTTTTGTGGTCGGGGTCAGGGTGCCATCGCCGCCGCCGTCCGTGGTAAGGTGAATAACAAGCATCTGGCCGGGTGTGCCGTTCGCCAGGGTAAGCGCCTCGGCGTCGCCCCCGGTTGTTTTGGCCACATAAGCATGCGTTACCGGGATGGCCAGCACGTCAGCGGCGACGGTGGTTGCCAGATCTTCCGTGGTGTCTGAATCGTTCTGGCGATAGATCTCACCGAGTCTCAAAATTCTGGACATTTTCAATCTCCTTTTAAACGAAAGGGGCCGAAGCCCCCTTCGTTATCAGTTATCTATCAGTAGGTAACGGCACAACCGCAGTTCTGCGGCTGGGCAATGGTAATTCCAAACCAGGTAAACAACCGGAACCGAAATGTCATTGTGGCAATATTGCCATCATAGAGCATGTACACTTTGAGGCCGTTGCTCATGGTGTCGGTCATTACCTTTGACCCTGCAAACTGACTGAACAGTTCAGCCGGAATGGTGCCGCCAATGACCTCGATTGCCATCTTGTCGAAGAACACATTGACCTTGTTCGTGGCGTCGGTGTTCAGGCGGGTGATGGTGGCCGCGTTCAGAATTGTGGTGTCAACGTTGGCATAGGCCTTTTCCAGGGTTGACAGGCTGCTGTCGTCTGCGGCGATAGGCTTCGGATACACCTTGATATGCGTTGCATCAGTCAACTCGATGACGGTGAAAATCATCGCCTGCCCCGTGTTGGTCTTGTCGGCCAGGCCGAGAGCATAGACCGGCGTGCCGCTATTTTCAACGGTGAACTTGTCGCCCACGGCAAGCAGCGAACTATCATTGACCACAAACGTTGCTTCCCGGTAATCAACATTCGTCACGACAAGCGTGGTGGCGTTGACGGTGCCGCCCTGGGGCGCGAATGAGTGATTGCCGGTAACGGTAACGGCCGGGTCGGCGGCGCCGGTGATGTTCGGCAGATACGAGCCGGTGAACACGTCGAATCCGGCGATGTTCTGGCCTATCTGTCCTTTTGCCCACGTCTCGGCGGGTTTTCCCTGCAAAGTCTGCCTGGCGGCAAGATCCTTGGAAAAATGCAAGGTGTCGCGGTCATTCAGGATGAATGTTCTCCCGGTGTTCATCAGTTGCCGTTCGTTCAATATTGTCTGAGCTTCAGCGATGAAATCGTAACCTGAATCAGCGTTGCTTCGGTAAAAATTGGCGGACTGGTTTTTTACCGCCGTAACAATTTGTGTTTGCATATTTGTTGACTGCCGGCGAGCCGACTGCGCGGAGCGGTCCTTCCAAAATCTTTCCGTCCGCATGTCATCTGCCCGCTGCTGGACAAAATCATTCGACGGGGTGCCGAGAACGGCCGGATAGGTTTCCTGGATAATTCCGGTTTCAGAGTTCGAGATGTCCCAGCCGGAAATTAACGGGGCATGCTGCTGGACCGGATACCAGATGACGTTTGAACTGTGCTGCATCATCTCCGCTTCCGGTTCATGGAAGTTAACCTGATTCAGCAGGTCGGGCTGCTGCTCGTAGGTCTCAACGAAGTTTTCAAACATTACTTCGGCAATTTTGCCGGTGGTAAGAGCCATTTTAAATTCTCCTTATTTTTACCATGCGGACACGTTAATGCCTGCCGCCCTGGCCTGCTTCTTGGCGTTGTATGCCTTCTGCGAGTCGCCTTT